CTAATAGAGTTCTTCAGAAAACCAAAGTGCAAGTGTGGTGGCAAGCTTATCGCTTGGTCTACACGCAAGAGTTACTGTGAGAAGTGCGGTAAAGTATATTCGTAATAATTAAATAATAAACGTAAGATATAAGCATATGCCATATAAAGACCCAAAAAGTGAAATAGCAATTGCTTCAAAAAAAAAGAGAAGCGCTAAGTATTATAAAAATAATATAGAGAAGTTTAAGAAGTGGAATGCTGAAAATTATAGAAAAAGAAAAATGGTTAAAAAGAAGAAGTTAATAAAACGTTAATAACTTATAGTTTACTTAATATTAGAAGTGTGTTAATATATAAATAGCTTAAAAGTGTCTATATATTTTTATATATACGCGCAGTAAGAAAAGGGATAATACCCTTTAAACATAAGGAAATTAAATATTTATCAATGTTAAATATTAAGAATAACCTTAATAATGACAAAAAATTCTATTAGAGTGGAGTTCTTTGTCTTTTTTTAATATATAAAACTATATGGAAGATAATAAAAGTAGTACAACAGAAAAGGATATTAATATAGAAACTAAGTTCACAGTTACCTATAAGAGCCTAGAAGAAATGAAGAAGGCTATAGACAAAACACTTAAAGAGAAACACCTATGTTAACAAATGCGATATTAAGTATGTAGAGGAATGGATATACAACCATATAAAAAGAACGCTAAGAAGCACCCGGTTAAACAGTTAAAACAGGTAGCTAATAGTATTAAGGAGTTTGGATGGCAGCAACCAATAGTAGTAGATAAGAAAGGAGTTATTATAGTAGGGCATGGAAGATGGGAAGCCTATAACAAGTATAAGGAAGAACTAAAGCTACCAGAGCCAGAGATAAACACAGCAGACCTTACAAACCAACAGGCTAACGCATACAGACTAGCAGACAACAAACTGAACGAGAGTGATTGGGACATGGAATTAGTTATAGAAGACCTTAAAGAGCTAGATGATAACCTAGTAGAGCTTACAGGATTTGATACAGATTTATTGATAGAACCAGACGATAAAGATGACGAAGTACCAGAAGTTCCAGAAGAACCTAAAAGCAAACTAGGAGAAATATATCAGTTAGGAAACCACAGAATAATGTGTGGAGATAGCACTAAGATTGAAGATGTAGAGAAGTTAATGGATGGGAAGAAAGCAGACCTATATTTAAGCGACCCACCATATAATGTAGACTATACTGGAAATAAGGCAATAAAAACTAACGAATAGAATCGTGAAAAAACGCAAATATACAGATGAAAATACTGGTAAGTTTAAACCGGGAAACCCAGGAGGAGGAAGACCAAAAGGTAGTGGTCTTAATTTAACATCCCTATTAAAGGCTAAGTTGGAAGAAATACCAGAAGGACAGAAGATACCCTATAAGGAAATGTTTACTAAAACACTACTACATAAAGCATTAGTAGAGAAAGACCTACAGAGCCTAAAGCTAGTGATGAACTATGTAGACGGACTGCCACAACAAAAGCTAGACCTAACAAGTGGTGGAGAAAGAATAACAATGGCTACATTTCTAACTGAACTAAATGAAGATAACGAAGAAACAACTGAATGATAAAAGCTGGCGTATTAATAACCTTTATAAGATAAGGGATAAGAACAAACAGCTAATAACCTTTAAAATAAATAAGGCTCAGAAACACTTTAACGATAATAAGCACGATAGGAATATAATACTTAAATCTAGGCAACTGGGGTTTACCACCTTTGAAGCTATAGATGCCCTAGACGATACTCTATGGACACCAAACTTTAAAGCTTTAATGCTTAGTTACGATGTAGACAGTGCTATAGAGATATTTGATGATAAGATAAGTCTAGCTTGGGACAATTATAATGAGAAACTAAAAGGACTATATAAATTAGATACAGATAGATCCAACAAACTAAAGTTTGACTTCGGCAATAAAACATACAGCTCAATCATAGTTAAGAATAGAGGTAGGTCAGGAACTTATAACAGACTACATATATCAGAGTTCGCTAAGATATGCTATGAGAGTCCAAGGAAAGCTAAGGAGCTACTAACAGGAACGATACCAGCTGTACCATATGGAGGTAGAATAGATATAGAAAGCACAGCAGAAGGGGAAATAGGATACTTTCATGATATGTTCTGGGAAGCATGGGACAGAGGAGAGCCTAGCAATCAGATAGAATATAAAAGCCATTTCTACAATTGGACTTGGGATGAGGAAGAGATAGCCAATATCAAAGAGCCAATACTAGAAATGGAACAGGCTGAGTTATTTAAGGATTATCAAGAAAGACATAAGCTAACAGATATACAAATTACATACTACTATCAGAAATGGTTATCACTAGGAAAGGACTGGTCAACACTTAGACAGGAATATCCAACAACACCAGAAGAGGCTTTTATCAGTAGTGGGAATAAGCTGTTTGATGTAGAGAGCGTAAAGAACCTAAAGAAATATACAGAAGAGGGGAAGAGGGTAGGTAAATGGATATACTATGAAGACTATAAGCCTGGACATAGATACGCTATGGGGGCAGACGTTTCACATGGCAAAGGCAAGGATAGTTCAACAATAGTTATAATGGACTTCTTCTATGCTAGACCTAAGGTAGTAGCAGAGTATGCAAATAATGAGATACAGCCAGATACCTTTGCTTATGAGCTAAAGAGTGGTGGTGTAATGTATGGGAATTGTCTAATAGCTGTTGAGAATAATGATAGAGGGCATACAACATTAACAACCCTTAAAGGCATATACTATAATATATATAAAAGAGAAAATGATAAGGCTAAGCTAGATAAGCAGACTAATGACTTAGGGTGGAACACTAACGGAGCTAGTAAGCCTAAGATGATGATGGAGCTATCAACAGCAATACAGGAAGACTTGCTAGATATACCTAGCAAACATATACAGACAGAGCTTAGGACTTACTCAGAAGATGATTTAACACAGGTAAGATTTGATGAAGACCAGACTAGACATTGGGATAGAACAATAGCCCTTGCATTAGTGTGGCAGATGAGAGCTAAGGCGAATAAACGAGTAAACAACTTTTCACAAACTAATAAAAGAATATTAAAATAGTAGTTCGGCATTACCTATATGACAATCGGAACACTCGCATATAAAGAAATAAAGACATTCAAAGGGGCTACTGATGATAATGGCTTCAATCAATATAATAATATACTCCGTATTGATAAATACCTTAGAGGTGAGTATTGGAACTGTAGTGACCCAACTGCATTGTTTTGGCAACTAGCTACACCAAGAGTACCCTTGTATGCTAAGTCTATTGATGCTGATACTAAGAACTTTGAAATGATAGGTATTGGTAAGTTCAACTGGTTCAAAGCTTTCCTATTAAATGTAAAGTTTAAACAATGGGCAAGAAGAGAAAGACTAGCCTTAACATTAGACGATACTAGTGATGGAATAGCTACATACGGTTCTATGGTATGGAAGAAATGCTTTGCTGCCGATGGTGAAGTTAGCTTAGAGGTAGTTAGTCTACAAAACATATTCTTTGACCAATCAGTTAAAAACATAGTAGATAGCCCTGTTATAGAGCTACACTACATGTCAGAAATGGAAGTAAGACGTAGATACCCAGACCTTGCTACTGAAATTATAAAGAAGGCGAAGAAGGGTAAAGAAGATAAAGAGAACGAAACAGATGAAGAGGAGCGTAAGATAGAAGTAGTAGAAAGATGGGGAGAGTATAAGGAAGAAGATGATGACAAAGTTGTCTATATGCACAGTATCACAGCAGGTTCAGGAGATAACGAGGTTGTAATGGTAGAGGATGAGGTTAAGACAGATAAAGCAGGTAAACCAAAAGACTTTCCTTACTACGATTTTCATGGAGAAAGAGTACCGAGACGTTGGCAGGGGATGGGAGTTGTTGAAAGACTATACAAACTACAAGAACAAATCAACGCTCTAGTTAATCAGAACTCAGACGCTAATGATATTGCTTCATTGCTATTACTAACTACTAACGACCCGGAGACACAGGGTAATGTATTAGATAGTGCTAGAACAGGACAAATCATAAACACTCAAGACATGCAACAGCTAGGCATTGATAACCGTTTTATCTCTACCTTTATTAATCAGATGGCATTGATTGAGAAGAAAGCAGATGACCTATGCTACATAAACGATTCTATTAGTGGAGATACACCCCCTAGTGGTGTACCGTTTAGAAGTCTAGCAGTAGCAACAAAGGCAGCAGCTTCTACATTTAAATACATAAAGACAGGAATTATAGAAAAGATGGGATATATCTTACAAGAGGATATAATGCCAGACGTAGTAAAAGGATTCAACAGGGACGATGTAATTGATGTAATGGAAGGTGACGGAGACCTAAGACTATATGACCAAACCATCATTGACATGGAGCTTAGAGAGTTCTTAAAAGGTAAAGAGGTGGTATTTGAAGAAGATATCGCAGCTAAAAAAGTAGAGATACAAGAAAGGCTAATCAGAGAAGGTAGACAACATCCTACTCCCGGTAAGTACTTTGACTTCAAGTGGGGCATTTACATGAACCCTACAGGGGAATCAGTAGATAAGAACACTCAGAACGCAGCAATAGACGGAGCTATACAAGACATGAGTGCTAACCCAGCCGTAGTCAATACACCACTATACCAACAGAAGCTTGCTAATAACGGTATTCCAGCATTTAGACTTACACCAGAAGAACAGGCAGCCCTTGGTAATACAGCGGGAGTTAAACTACCAGAAGCACCACAAGTAGATAAATTAAGCCAGTTGGCCGAGACAGCATAATATGAGTAACTATATTAAAAACCTAGTAGCTACAAGTGGATGGAAAGAAGTAGAATCAATGTTTGAGAAAGCTATATCAGACTGTAGAAATGAAGTAGTTGATGACACTCTTCCCGGTGATGCTTACAAGTCTACATCTATAGGAAACATTAAAGGAGCTAAGAAGATGAGAGCTTTACTAAACAAGATTAAACTAGCAGGTGGAACTATAACCACCGACAAGATTAAATACGAATAATGCCTATAATACCAGAAATAATTGATAATGCTAAAGGACATCTAAGAGGGATCGCAGGTGATAGCTAGAACGGTTTAATAGGGGTTCAATTCCCCTACTAGCACAATCGTGGACTAAACCACGTTAATAAACGATTATAAACTAACATTGACAAAACAATGGAAAACAATGAAGAAGTAACAGTTGATGAAACTGTAGAAACATCTTCCGAAGATGTAAAAGACGAGACAAAAGATTGGAAAGCAGAAGCTCTAAAGTATAAAGCTATTGCAGACCGAAAAGACAAAAAACTTAAGGAAGCACTAACCGATGGCACAGAGCCAGAGGCAATTATTAAACCTAATACAGAACAAAGTGTCTTTACCATTGAGCATGGAGCTTTAATGCAACAGGGCGCGAATGTTGAGAAACTGAATATAGCAGAGACTCTTGTAAAAGTTGAAAGAGAAAAAGGCAACGCCATCACTCTTACAGACGCTTACAACAGCCCTATAGCTCAGGCAACATTCGCAGACATGGACAGTAAAGAAAAGCTAAAGGCTAATAGTCTTGGAGCATCTACTGGTTCAGCCCCAGCAACTCGTGAAAAAACAGTCGGAAATATGACCGATGCAGAACACAGAGAAATGGCAGAAGCCAAGCTCGCAAATGCAATTAACGGTTAAGCACATTTATTCTCAATAAAACTATGGCGACTGGAGCCTATCCTACGAGTACAATGACCACAACCACACTTGCTAACATTATCCCTAACCTATAATTCTGGGGATATAAAACCTTTTCTGATTAATGGGGAAAGTCCTTGAAGTTCATTTAAAATTAGTGTATAATTAGTGTATGATATATTATTAAACATTTTTTTATGCCAAGACAAAAAGCTAGTAAAATTTGCATTAAGTGTAATACAAACAATTCTAAATATGGTAACTACTGCGGTGTATGTATGTACCAGAAGAGAAAGAAATACTTTAGCGATAGAGTAAAAGCTGGGTATTATAAAGGAAAAACAGTAAAAAGGAAAGCAGAACTTAGGAAAAAATATTTAGAAAAAAACGATTACAATTGTAAAAAATGCTCTTGGGACACTATCCCAGAGATACTACATATTCATCATATAGATTGTGATAGAGAAAATAGTAAATTAGAAAACATTATTATGTTATGTCCTAATTGCCATTACTCTAGACATTATATTGAGAAAACAGCGTCTTGGAATCCTAAAATGAAAAAGAAATATGATACTTCTAACTATAATGCTAATTGGAGAACTTAGGATAACCCCCAGGAACATTGACAAACTTAATTACAAATGAGCGTGAGCGTTTATACGATGAAATAATTAAGTTAAATAGAGTCGGTCGATGACCTGCAGAGACTAAGTGAAAAGGCTCTTCTTTATTAGGTAAGAAGAGATGCGATAGTCCGAACTGCACGTATAAAATGAAGGTGCAGACTTAGGCAGAAATGACCTAGGCACGTCAAAATGACGGGGTAACAGAATGGAAATTTGGGGTGAAAAGATGAACGACTACTACAGAGAAAATCTGAAAGCAGCAGCATTTTTCACTGACCTATCTTCTGACATTGTTGGTGGAGGTGATACAGTTTATGTACCAAACATCACAGCTATGATTGCACATAACAAAGTAACAGCAGCAGCAGTTACAGTTAATGCAAACACAGACACAAACATTACTCTACTTGTTCAAACTAAAAAAGAGTGTTCATTCGCTATTGAAGACATGGACAGTGACCAAGTAAAGCAATCATACGGATATATCGGTAAACAAGCTATGAGCGCAGCTTACCAAGTATCAGAAGCATACGAACTAGCAATTATCGCTCTATTCCCGTCTTTCTCACAGACAGTTGGAACATCAGCATCTGGGCTTGCAGATTCAAACATTCTTGCAGCATTGAAATATCTTGCAGATGCTAATGCCCCTATGGAAGGAAGAGCATTTTTCCTAAGTCCTAAACAAGTTTATTCTGACTTGATGGCTATTGATAAATTTACTCTATTACAAAACACTAACGGAGCAGACCCAGTTCTAAAAGGAGCTGTTGGAATGCTTTACGGTTTACCTGTAATTCAAAGTTCTAATATCGGTACTACTCTAGGTTCAGCTAACGCTTGTCTAGCTCATAAAGATGCTATTGTCCACGCTAACACAGGATTGAAAGTTCAATCTAACTATGTACCTCAGTACTTATCTACTATCACAACTGCATTTATGCGTTTTGGTGCAATTAAGAACAGAGATACATCTGGTGTATGGATTAAAACCGCTGCTTAAACAAATAATATTGTTCTTAGGGAGAAATCCCTAGGCTCGGAAATAATATGAAAAGAGAAATAATAGACATCATAAACGAAAGAGTACAGTTCGGTAAAGACATACCAACAGCAGTAATAGAATACAACTTTAAACTACCCAAGGATAAAGAAATAACAAAGGATAGCTTTTTCGGTGTTAAGGCTAAATTTAACCCAGATGCACCACAAGATACAGCTCAATTAACTTATACTATGTAACATGGACGAAACTAAAGTTAAAATAGAAGACGGAGTTTATAAACTAGACTTAACGTGGGAAGAACTGGAAGAACAGCGGATTATTAATGAAGCGAAAGACAACCCACCACAAGCTAAAGTAAAACACTACATATGAATGTATTAATGATACCAAATGGATATAAAGGTTGTGGCTATGTAAGGCTTCAACTACCAGCATGGCAAAACGGATTTGATATGGCAGAAACAGTCCAAGAGATGCTAGATAAGGCTAAATATGCAGATGTTATAGTATTCCATAGACCAGAGAACAAAGAATACTACGATGTGGCCGTAATGCTTAAGGGGCTAGGCAAGAAAATAGTAATGGATAACGACGATACTTTTAAGATAGATGATTACCACCCACTAGCAACATTTAAACCAGATGCAGTAGAAGTTGGATTAAAAGGAAGAGACGATGCAATCAGTAAATTCTTAGGAATAGCTGACTTAGTAACCACTACCACCGAGACACTAGCTAAAGAGTATAGAAAGCTAAATGACAATGTAGTAATCTTGCCTAATTGTGTTGACCCTATTGACTGGGATGACCCAATAAGAAATGAAGCAGACAAGGTTAGAATAGGAATCGTAGGGAGCTGTGCCTTCGAGTACGACTATTTACATGTTAAGGACGTATTGAAAGAATTAAGCGACAGAGAGGACGTACAGCTCTGTATGTTCGGTCTAGGAGACAAGCAACACCGTAAGAATAACTCTAGAGTAACAAAAGTCTTTAAAGATGATTATAAGTTCTGGGATAGTGTAAACATAGAGCATCAACCTTGGTGCGATATAGAAGATTATCCAAGCATGCTAAATGAGTCTAAACTAGACATAATGTTAATGCCTAGAAAAGATAATTACTTCAATAGATGCAAAAGTAATCTTAAATTCTTAGAAGCTAGTATGCTAGAGATCCCTGTGATAGCTCAGTCATTTGATAACGCCCCTTATGAGGAAATAAAGCACATGGAGAACGGTATTCTGATAAGAGATAACAAAGACTGGATGAAAATGATTAACTGGATGATAGACGGTAAAGATAGGCGTAGAATGATTGGTAAGACAGCTAAACAATATACATTAAACAACTACAATATAGAGGAGAAAGCTCAACTTTGGGCAGATGCCTATGCTAAATTATTTTAAATGTTCGGACTTATGAAAATTACAAGCAAAGAATTAGTTAAAATTCTAAAACAACAAAAGAAAGTAAACGAAGAAATAGGAGAAAACAACAAACAACTAGTTAAGTATGACGATAAAAGAAAGAAACTAGCTTATAAAGTAGACAGAATTAAACAAAAGGGCGTAAAGATACTTAATAAAGAGTTACCGGGAAAGCTAGAAGAGTTTGACTATACAGGAGCATTAGCAATTATTGATGATGATAGCGTAGAAGTAGACATTCACAATGCTTTTGGAGACATCTTCAAAGAACCTGAAACACTTAAGGAGAAACTAAGAGAAGACTTTAAAAACAAAGAGGGTATCTGGGCTGACCCATTAATGTATACAGGACATAAGAAATAAATATGCAAAAAGGAGTATTTGACTATGTAGAAAAACATGTAACTACCAAAGGGCTTAAAGGTAAAGTCCTAGACGTAGGCTCATTTGATGTCAACGGCTCTTTAAAGCCTATATTTGACGATTACACAGGCGTAGACATGAGGGACGGTAAGAACGTAGATATAGTGGCTAACTCCCACAAATTGCCGTTTAAAGCCGAGACATTTGATATTGTTACTTGTGTTGAGACACTAGAGCATGATGATGACCCATTTAAAACATTAAGCGAGATACACAGGGTTTTAAAGAAAGGTGGCTGGGCTATAATCGCAGCAAGTGGCATAACTTTCCCTAGACATGATTATCCTAATGACTACTGGAGATTTACATCAGACGCATTTAAAGTACTGATGAAGAAGTTTAAGAACGTAGAGTCAGAAGATAACGAGTATGAAGCGTTTGGAATAGGACAAAAATAATAAATAAATTATATAAATATGCAATTTTCAGACGTAGCGAACAAAACTGGTATAATACAGCAACTAGAAGCTAGTACAAGCCTTGGAGACGGTCAAATCACAGGTAATTCAACCTTATTTGCTCAGTTTACAGCCCAAATCAACAACTATTACATGAAAGCTACTAGCAAGATTGTAATGTCAGACGGTATATGGATATGGGACGACACAAATCACGACGACCTACCTAATTCAACTACAGACCTAGTAGAGAATCAAGCAGACTACGGTGTATTAAGCTTAACACCATCATCAGGGCAAGACTGGCTAGATATAATTGGTGTAAATGTAAAAGATGCTAGTGGTCAATGGTACAAACTAAAGTATAAAGCAGAAAAGAACTTCGGAACTCCTAGACTAGAAAGACAGACAGTAGCAGCACAGCCTAATACATACTCATTTAAGGGGACACAAATATTCTTAGATGCTAAACCAAATTACTCTAGTGCCGGAGGCTTAGAAATAGAATATAGTAGAACAGGCTTAGTCTTTACAGTAGCAGACACAACAAAGAGACCCGGCTTTCACAGCCTATACCATGAGTACCTAGTATTAGGAGCTACATATTGGTGGGAGAAGTATAAATCAGTAGGAAACCCAGAACAGACTAAAAGAGATCTAGTAGAAATGGAGATGGCAATGGCAAAACACTATAATAACAGACATAAGTTTGAGCCAACAACAATACAGAGACCACCAACAAAAGGAAGAAGAGGCTACTTATAGCTATAACACAATGATATAGTCTCTAGGATAATGTAGCCAGTCCGAACCAGCGAACATTATTCTAGGTTTGGAGATTATAAATAATTTTAAAAATATGGCAACAGTATTTACAAACGCATCTAAGAGTGGGGTAGTTTCAGAACTATGGTCGCTCGCTTATGAGCCTTGGTTAGTATCGGAGCAGCCATGGCTTAACGAAGACACAACAGCAGGGACACCTTGGGAGAACTTAAATAAATCATAAAAATATGGCATCAATAACAACATTAAACGCTAGTGATACAGGTTCTGTCAGTAGACCAGTTATAAACACTAACTTTGATAATTTAAATACTGATAAGATTGAGGCTGATTCTGCTGATACCTTAACAAACAAAACAATTAACACAGCTAGCAATAACGTAACAGTTGTAGCTAGTGATGTTTCAGACTTTGACACAGAAGTAGCAAACAATTCAGCAGTTGCGGCTAACACAGCCAAGGCAACATACCCAAGTGCAGACTCAACTAAACTAGATGGTATTGAAGCAAACGCCACCATAGACCAAACTGGGGCAGAGATAAAGACAGCCTATGAGGGTGAAGCAGACACAAATGCATACACAGATGCAGAAAAAACTAAACTAGCAGGGGTAGAGGCTGGAGCAGAGGAAAACAACATATCAGATACAAACGCTACTGACCTCACAGACGGAGGAGAGACAACGCTTCATAGCCATGCAGGTAGTGGTGGTGATGTGGAAGGCACAGAGGTTAAGTCAACAGGAGAAACAGGTGGCTCTAAATTCCTAAGAGAAGACGGTGATGGAACATCATCTTGGCAAGCGATAGGTGGAGGAGGAGATATGGTTGCCTCTAATAACCTGTCTGATGTATCCAGCGCAGTACTATCAGCACATAACATTATTGACGGTAGTGTCTTTGCGAATATAGCAGTCGTCCCTACTGACAAAGTAATGGTACAAGATGTATCAGACTCAAATAAATTAAAATCAGTCACAGCACAGTCTATTGCAGACCTGGGAGGCGAAGGAGATGCTCTAGTGGCTGATCCACTATCACAATTCGCAGCAACTACATCAGCTCAATTGGCAGGTGTTTTGTCAGATGAGACTGGAAGCGGTGCAGCAGTATTTGGTACTTCACCAGCCCTAACTACCCCAACAGGGATTGTAGCAAGCGACCTAGCAGACTTCGATACAGAAGTAGCCAATAACTCAGCAGTAACAGCCAACACAGCAAAAGTAACATACCCATCAGCAGACTCTACTAAACTTAGTGGAATTGAAACTAGTGCAGATGTAACAGATACGGCAAACGTAACAAGTGCAGGAGCTTTGATGGATAGTGAAGTAACTAACCTAGCTCAAGTGAAGGCCTTTGATTCTAGCGATTACGCTACATCAACACAAGGTTCTACAGCAGATTCAGCTATGCAAGACTTGGCAGATGATACTACACCTCAACTTGGCGGAGAATTAGACGCACAAGCTCATTCAATCGGATTCACTTTACAAACAGCAACCTATAACGCAACAACAACAACAATAGACTGGAAAAACGGCAATAAAGCAAAAATGACATTTGGGGCTGGGAACATAGGAACGCTTGCATTTACAAACCCAACTAAGCCTTGCTCAGTACAGATTATTTTAGTGCAAGACGGTACTGGTTCTAGGGTCGTCACCGCATGGGACTCAGATATAAAATGGGCTGGAGGAGGGACTGCACCAACTTTAAGCACCAGCGCTAACTCTGTTGATGTGGTTAGTTTTCTTTGGGATGGAACGTCGTACCTAGGGACAATAACTAAAGACTTTAGCTAAACATATGGGCAAGAAATTAAAAAACTGTATAGCAGACAACAAAGTGTGGCTTGTATGCGAATATGTTGAAAAAAATAAATCTGTTACAGAGATAGCTAAAGATATTTGTGTTTCTCGTGTAATTGTGGCCACTAATGATATAATATCCTCTGGTTTATTTGGCGATGCAAAGAATTGGATAGAAACATTTAAAGGTGGTAACGAAAGAGCAAACTATGCAGGTAAAGATTATTCATACGAAAGCATTAGCGATGTTTTTATATCAAAAAGGCCAGGCGATACTTATATTTTATCTGATAAATATAAATGGGAGACTACGATTGACACTATAGACCCCCTGTCGGCTAGCACAATAAATATAATTAAGAAATAAATATATGGCAACAGCAAAAGTATTAGTAATAGCTGGCGGAGGCGGAGGCAGTCGCTTTAACTCAGGCGGTGGTGGAGCTGGTGGATTTATATATAACTCTAATTTTAACATTTTAGCACAGGCTTATACAGTAACGATTGGAGCAGGTGGAGCTGGTGGTAACTATACAGGAGAGAATGGAGACAATTCAATATTCAGCACACTAACAGCCATTGGCGGAGGTAGTGGAGGACAAAATGGAAGAGACGGTAACGCTGGTGGTTGTGGTGGTGGAGCTGGGGGTGGCAGTGGGTCAGCTGTAAATGATGGTGGGGTTGGAAGCCAAGGTGGTGACGGTGGAACCGGTGCTTCTTTTAAGGGGTCTGGAGGGGGTGGCGGAGCAGGAGCGAATGGAGATAATCATGATGACACTATATCTGGAGATGGTGGTGCAGGAGTCTCAAACGCAAGTGTAGGAGGATTATTAACAATGGCAAGTGCTGGGGTTGGTGGTTACATCGCAGGGGGTGGTGGAGGAGACACAAATAATTACGCAGCAGGAGCAGGTGGTGTCGGAGGAGGAGGTGATGGTGGCCAGACTGGTTCACCAGGGGAAGCCAATACTGGCGGCGGAGGCGGTGCTAGTGGTGGAGACAATATTGCAGGAGCTGGAGGCAGCGGTATAGTTTTGCTT